AGCTGGTCTTATAGTATATTTATCTTTTTCCATCTTGTTTTATATTTACTCTTAGTGTACCAAATCTCCAGTTATCTCCAACTGCCGTATTTTCTATTTTAATATTAGATTGTCTACCACGAATACGTGTATTAACGAACCTAGTTGTGTTGTTTACTGTCAAAGTTTCTCCTACAGTAGCTGTATCATTAGGATAATCTTTAACACTTAAAGTGATTACGGTGTCTCCAATTTGATTTTGAAAATCAGGAACAACTTTATTAATAAAACTAAATGTTTCACCATCAGCAATATCTCCATCACCTGATTGAATATAAGCTGGTAAAGCAGCCCCATCAGCATTCACTCCTGATTCTTGAGCATAGATTAAACTTCTACCTTGAGTTAATCCATTAATAGTACTTATAGTAGCAATATTAGAATTAGGAAAATATTCTGTAGCTAAAGGATTAAATTCAACTCCGTTGTCTTGATAAGTACTTCTATTCATAGTTCCAAAATACCAAGAGTTTTCTAGATAATTATAAATTACATAACGATCATTTTGAGAGGAAGAAGCAGAACAGTAGTACCATATTACTTCAGAGAAGTTAGAATTTTGTGCAGCATAGACTTGTACATATTGTATTTTATTAATATCTTCAAATACATGATTTAATATAGGACAAGGTATTTCTTGAACTGATCCAGCATATCTAAAGAATTGTCCATCTGACATCCAGTAAGCTACATCATCTATTACTATTGCAGAGTTAAGACCAACAGCTCCACAATCATTACCTAATTGTCTAAATCCAAATATAAAAGGAGGTCCTATAAAAGACATTGATTGCAATGTAGTATCTGTCCATACTAATATAGTTCCTTTAGCTGGTTGAGCACATCTTATATCACTTCCACCTGCTATTCTTTGTGATCCAGCAGAGTTAGTTACATTAGGTGTCCATTGATTATAATTTTCTTGATCAGACCAACGTATAAACATTTTATCTTGAGTAGCTACATTTCCAATAGATGTTTCTGTACCCATACACACAACGTGTCTAGTTTCTGTAGATACTAAAGATAAGGTAGAATTAGTAGGAGCATTAGCCACAACTGTAGCTCTATTACTAGCCATTCCTCCTGATTCAAGCCATTCATATGTTGATCCATCTTTTTGAGTAATAATTAAATCTTGTCCCCAATTATTGATAGACCATAATCTTGCATCAAGAGTAATTTGTGAAGTTGTTCTAGGAGTATTCCAAGTACTTAAATTCCAAGTTGCTGCTCCCCAACCATATCCAAAAGTTTGTTCATTTGGACCTATATTTAATTGATAATTAGCAGTACAATTTGCAGTAGGACCTGTATTTGCATTAGCTGTTGCACTACTTTGAATAGTATAAGCATCAACATTTGATATACTTAAAATTTCATATTCAGCATCTAAAGTTGCCGCAGGAATTCCTGCAACGGCAGTACTTACACTACTTAATGTGACAAAATCACCTTGTATAGCTCCATGATTTGTATCTGTAATAGTTATAATATTACTACTTGTAGTAGTACTAATAGCATTAACAAGAGCATCAGTTGATCTTATAGGAGTAATATCTTGATTATCACCACCTTGATATACATATACTTTACGATCAGTGCCTAAAGCTTCATAACGTGCTCCATCTAAAGCAAACCATTGTTCTAAAGCTCTTCCAACTCCTACATAATATCCTGGACTAAATTTAATCCAACCACCTATTTTTTGAGGAAGTCCTTTACGAAATCTTACTTTATCACAATCAATCCATTTACCTTCTGCTCCTGTTGGAGTATTTTCAGTATCAATTCCAGGTTGAAAATTTAATTGAGTTAGAGGCATAATAATATGTAGTATATAACAAAATTTGTAAAATTATATATTATTTTTTATATATTATAAAGGAGACAGATGCTAGTGGTGGAAGCTCTGTCTCCATCATAATATACTTTATTGTGAAATATACTACCTTTTGAACCAAGAAGGAAGACCTAAATGTGGTCTTTTGTCAAACATATTATCTTTAGCTCCCCAAGTTTTACGATTATTATAATGAAGAAAAACTTGTACACATTCTTTTCCTTTAAATTTATTTCTCCAATGCTCTAGTTCGCAGCCAGAATAGACCAACATATCTCCTGGTTTTAAATCTACTTTAATACCTTTCATACCAACTTCTCCAGATGGTTCTAAATATATTGGCCAGTCGTCACCTCCTAAATTCATAGTAGTTGATATCTCACAACTAAATCTATCTTTATGTCTTTTTAATTCATCACCTTTTTTATATATTCTTGCATAAGTATAAGCTGGATATAATTTAAGACCTGTAGCTTTTTCCATTTTTGGTTGACATTTTAACATTAAAGTTTCCATAGCAATATTAGAGTATTGTGAATATGTATTTGGTATTTGTTCATTTTCATTTTCATAATGACCTATAATATTTTCAAAAGGTGATATGTATCTAGCATTACGACAAGTATCTAACACTTGTTTTTGCATCATAAAATAGTTTGCAACAAAAGCTGCTAAGTCTTTTGATATAGCTTGACGAATAATTATATATTTATTTTTCTTAAACATCTTTAATCATTCCTTTTGGAACTGCTTGTATATTCCATTGTATAAATCTAAAAGGCTCAATTCCAAAATCTACTGCAAATTCATATTCTAAAAAACCTGGAAATATTATTAATGTACCAGGCTTTGGTTTAATATGTACTAATTCAGTTCCATTATTAATTTTTTTTATATCTTGTTTTAATTTAAGTTTAGTTGCTCTTGCTCCAGTTCTTGGTTCATGAAATATAGGATAAGATGTTTTATCACTACATTTTAAAAAATAAAAACCTGATACGTGTTGATTACAATTTATATAAGCAGAATGATGACCACCACCTTTTTTAGCAAACTCTTGTACTGACATTTCACTAAACATAGTTATATATTGTTGCATATCAAAACCTTGATGATCTAAATATTCCCAAGACTTTTGACTTATGTAATTTCTAAAATCTAAAAAATTATTATCATAAGTTAGTGGTGTCGAATGATATGATCTTCCAAAATCACCTTGTTCTTTAATAAATTTTTTTTCTTTATTTTTTGCAATTTTAATATATTTATTAGATGATTTATTTAATGATTTTACAAACTCTGTTTTTTGTTCTGACCAGATAGTTGTGTTAAAGTAATTATTTATATACATATTATTTAAATGGATATCCTAGGTTCCACATCACCAGTGAATATCTCGTTCCTTTCGTTACGGGTTTAACTCTATGCCATACAAATGATGGAAATACAATAATAGATCCTTTAGGTAAAATCTCTTTTGCTTTTTTTACATGTTTAATTTCTTCTCTCATATAAGGATCATAGTTTCTAAAATCAAATTCTAATTCTCCACCTTCATATTCTGAACCATCTGTTAATTGACAAGTCATAGATAGTTTTCTAATTTTACCATTATCGGGTCCTTCTTTCTCATAAGGTTTATCCCAAGAATCACAATGCCAATCATAATATTGATTGAGTTTATATTTTGTAAATTGACAAGATTCTGATCTATCCCAATTAAAATTCCAACCTGCATTTTTATTAGCCATATTAATATATGGATGTAATTCTTTATATATCCAAGTATCATTTAACCAAACTAAATCAGAATTTCTTTTGCGTTTCATGTCTTTAATTTCATTTTTAGTTAATTCTTTATCGCCATAATCACCAGTTCTAGCTAATGTTTCTGATTGTGTTAATCCATATTTTATAATGTCATCACAAATTTTTGGTGGTATTGCAGCTGTAAAGTACCAATAATAATTAGTTAAATTCATTCGTAATTAAAATTTATTACAATTCTCCTTTTTTCATCTGTACAAGATGATCCAGCATGTTCTAATGTTGAATCAAATTCAATATATTTATTTTCTTCACTCATTACTTTTTTACCATTTTTAAATAAAGTATATCCGTTAGAATTATCTAAATAAAGAATTCCAGTGGTTCCCTTTTCTTGATCTGTATGATAGTCATGTTGAATTATTTTATTTGTTTTAGTTAATAAATTAGCTTTTACTTTATTCATTTTTTTATGTTTAATATTTTCTAATACTGGTCTCATAACATCTATCCATTCGCCCCAACATTCTTCTTTACCATCTTTTATAAAAGAAAAAGTAAATTGAAAAAAATCATCATTAGGTTCACTTACTCCATTTGTAAAATACCACGGAAAATACTCTGACATTATAGTATCTTTTAATTTATCAAATACATTTTTTGGTAAAAAATTTTTATGTATAATCATAAGTTATTGTTTGCACAAAATTTAATGAATTTTTTTGAGTGTTAGTTAAATAATACATATTAGTTGATGGAAACATAATAAACTTATTATTTTCTAATGGTATATCCCAACTTCTACCTTTACGTCTGTTGTCATCATAATGTATTCTGACCATACAGTTTTTTACTTTTACACCATATAATAATGTAAAGTCTGGTGAATTTTTAAGATCCACTGGATCAGTATTTAATAAAGGAATTGTTATTTCTTGAGGTTTATAAATATTTCCCCATGTATTTTTATTAACTAAACGAATATCATACTCAAGACAAATATGTTCTCTAACATAAGTTTCTAACATATCCCATGTTCTTGAAAATGGAAATTTTTTAGAGTTAAAAGTTACTTTTGAAATATCTTTAATTAATCTATCTCGGTCAATGTCCCAATCTTTAGGCATATTGACATCACCAAAATATAATGATTGTTCACTTAATATTGTCTTTTGCATATCACCACTATTTTTAATTTATGCTAATTCGTCTGTCAAGTCCCAAGTTTGATTACTTTCATTCCAAACATAACCCCATTTATGAGTTTTAGCTATAATTTGATTTCTTTGTTCAGTTGTTATTTCTGGAGCATCACCAATTGGTGATTTCCAAGAAGCAGTTATTAAATCTTTTACCCATGACTGATGAGGTGATTTAAGCCAAAAAATTTGATTATCTTCGTCCCATTCACAACCTATACCTGCAAAATTTCCTCTAAAAGGAGTTCCTTCTTTTAAATGTGTATTTTCCTGTGTATTGTAAGATGTTTGAATCCACATTTGTGCAGGCCAATTATTATGTGTTTCTAAATATTGTTGACCTACTGATTCATCTTCAACGCCATCAGCATTTAACATATCACTATTATTTAAAGTTAATACTTGAAGAACTTTATTATTCATTCCTAATTTTGCAAAATGTGCCATAATTTATCCTATTGAAACCTATATCTTATTATTACTATACCTGAACCACCACCACTTCCAGTACTAGGACCACTGTTTGGACCTTGAGTAGAACCACCGCCACCGCCACCGCCAGTATTTGCTGTACCTGCAGTTCCGGGTCCTACAGATGTTGAACCTGGACCAGGTCCTCCTGGACCTCCACCACCATTACCTGTTCCTGATGGAACACTTGGTCCATAAACACCTCCACCACCGCCGCCACCTCTTTCTACACTAGATGCACTAATGTTACTTGTTCCTCCAGCACCACCGTTTCCACCATTACCGGGTGCTCCATTAACTCCTACTGCAGTAGCTCCGCCACCGCCTCCAGCTTGTGAACCTGCTGCATTACCACCAGCAGTACCTTGAACTGGAGCAACAGGAGGCGTATTGCCTGCTCCACCAGAACCTGCAGCTGCTGCGCCACCACCAGAACCTCCAGCTAAACCAGCACCTGTTGATTGATAACCAGCCCCACCACCACCAGATGAAGTAAGTCCTAAACCAGTTGAATTTGAACCATTAGCTCCTCTAGCAAAAGCAGGTGTAGAAGGTGAACCAGCTCCAATTACAATTGGATATGAACCGGGACTTGCTGAAACAGGTATTGCTGCTGCGGGAGAAACTCCTCTTGGTGAAACTGCATAACTACCTGATGCAGTACCTGGGGATTCTCTATAACCTCCAC